AGATGCAGTGCAAGGAGGTCACCCACTGATGGCGAAGTTCAAAGTGGAGCTGCCGACTGATATCATCAAAGAGATGGAGTCGGTCTACAAAAACACAGACCACATCATCGGAGAGATGACCAGGGCTGGTGCTGAGACGGTGGAGCATAACATGCGCTCCATGGCTCCCGATGATATCAAGCCATTTATCAAGCTGTCCAAGACCTACAAGACCCCGAGTGATGGCGGCATCAACACGAAGGTCATCATCTCGGGATATCTTCCCTTCAGCAACCCCGCCCGGAAGGTCTTCATCCGGTCCGGCGGAAGCGGGAAGAAATACGAGACCACCAAGGGCGTGCCGGTGGACTTCCTGGCACAGCTCTACGAATACGGCAGGAGCACAGCACCCTGGCCGAAGCGGCCGTTCATGCGGAAGTCCTTCAAAAAGAAGGAGATCGAGGAGGCCATGCTGAAGGCACAGGTCAGAGCGAGCGGAGGGATTTTGAAAGATGAATGAACTGATTGAGAGCATCTTCGCTGGCTTTACTGTGGACGGTGTGGAGATCCCTGTGGCGTACATGTTCTATGAGGGTCACGGAGAGCCCTATGTGGTCTATATGCAGCAGGATGCAGATGGATCCATATCAGGCGATGACGAGCTCATCGGCTATGTGGACTATTACGACTTTGATGTCTATGCAAAGGGCAATTACAAGCCCATTGTGCAGGCTATCAAAGCAGCGCTCAAAGCGCACGGATTTATCTGGCAGCCGTCCCGGTCTTCTCAGGACTTCTTTGAGACCGATACCGGCTATTACCATAAAACTCTCAATTTTGCATATCTAAAGGAGGAATAAGAGATGGCAAAGATCGGGTTGAGGAATTTTCTTTTCGGCATCCTCACCGAAGGACAGGACGGCTCCGCCAGCTACGGCGTGGCACAGAAGCCTGCAAAGGCTATATCCGCATCTGTGGATATCAGCAACAACGATGTGAAGCTCCACGCTGATGACGGCGTGGCAGAGAGCGACTCCACCTTCCAGAGCGGCTCCATCACCTTGGGCATTGATGATGAGGATGATGTGATGCTGGCTACCCTGCTCGGTCATCAGATCGAGAACGGCGAGATGATTAGGAACGCCCAGGACATAGCTCCCTATGTCGGCCTGGGCCGTATCATCACCAAGCTGGTCGGCGGTGTGTACAAGTACAAGGTGGAGTTCCTTTACAAGGTGAAGTTCTCTGAGCCCTCTCAGGAGAACAACACCAAGGGCGAGAGCGTGGAGTTCGGAACCTCTACCCTCAGCGGTCAGGTAATGGTTCTGGCAAATGGCAACTGGAGCGCAACCCAGACCTTTAACACCATGGCAGAAGCACAGGCTTATCTGGCGAGCTTCTTCGGCTCTGCGACTGCTGCCACTGTGACCTACAGCGCAAACGGCGGAAGCAACGCTCCCGCAGCTGTGAGCACCTATGTCGGCGCCACCATCAATGTGGATGATGGCTCTGGCCTCACCCCTCCCACCGGTCAGCACTTCATCGGCTGGGATACTTCAGCCAGCGCAACGGTGCCCGATGTGTCCGGCACATACAGAGTGACGGCTGCAGCTGTGACCCTCTATGCAATCTACGCAGACGACTGATCTGCGGGACATAACCACATAATGACGCACGGGGCGGCCTGAGGTCGCCCCAATTTTATTTATCCGGGAGGAATAATGAGATGAAAACAATGTATGGATCACTCCCCATCAAAGGAAGAGACTACAAGCTCGCCTTTGACCTGAATGTGATGGAGCTCATCCAGGGCAGATATGGAAGCATTGACGCCTGGATGGGGAAGCTCTTCGGGGGCGAAGAAGAGAACGAGTGCGATATCAAGGCGCTCAAGTTCGGCATCATGGAAGCCCTCAACGAAGGCATTGAGATTGATAACGAAGAGCAGGGCACTGACCTGAAGCCCTTCACGGAGAAGCAGGTCGGCAGGATCCTGACGGAGTTCGGCCTGGAGAAGGCTATGGCAAAACTGACCGAGACCATGAAGGATTCCACTGAAAACGAAGAAAAAAACGAGTAATCCACGATGAGTATGATCCTGTCATCGACTTCTCGTGGTTCTATTTCATAGGCCGCACGAAGCTGGGCCTATCTTTCAAAGAGACAGGGCGATTGACGCTTACAACTTTCAACAGACTATACCAACATTACAAAGATAACTGGGATCTGGAGATGCTCATGACGGCCTCCAGAATGACATACAAAGACGTACACAGGAAACAGCAACAGGATGAGGAGTGGTTCTGATGGCATTCGGTGGATCGGTCAAATTAACAGGCGCGGAAAGCTACAAAAAAGCACTTTCTGACATCACCAGAGAGCTGAAGGTGGTCAGCTCTGAAATGAAGGCCACCTCCACAGCGTTTGATGCCGGTGAAAAGTCCGAGAAGGAGGCAAAACAGAGCGCCGAGGAGCTGAAAAAGTCCCTTGAGCAGCAGAAGGCTGTCCTTGCCGAGGTCAAAAACGCTCTCCCGGGCCTCATCGATGAGTATGAAGCACTCGGGAAGAAGCATGATGAGCTGACCAAGGAGCTCGAGATCGAGCAGAAGACCCTTGAAGCGGTCAAGCGGGATTATGGCGAGGCCTCCGAGGAGTACAAAGCGCAGGAAAAGGTCGTGATGGATCTCGCAAAAGAGGTCAAGGCTTCCGGTGCTGAGTATGAGCGCATGGGCAAGGATGTGGCGAACGCCAAGATCCAGATAGCCAACGCTGAGACCAACATCGTCCAGACCACAGCGGCCCTGGATAACATGGGCGAAGCGGCTGAGGAGAGCGGAAAGGACGCCGAGAAGGGCTCCGAAGGCTTCACGGTCATGAAGGGAGTACTTGCAAACCTTGCCACTGAAGCTATTGGTGCATGTCTGAATGGCCTGAAACAGCTGGGCGGTGCTTTTATCTCTGTTGGCAAGGATGCCATTGGCGCCTATGCTGAATTTGAGCAACTGTCCGGCGGTGTTGCCAAGCTCTTCGGTGATGATGCTGATGCTGTCATGAAAAATGCTGAGAATGCGTTCAAGACGTCCGGCATGAGCGCCAACGAATACATGGAGACGGTGACGGGCTTCTCCGCCTCACTGATATCCAGCCTTGACGGTGACACAGCAGAGGCGGCGAAGATAGCAGATCGTGCTATCGCTGACATGGCAGACAACGCCAATACATTCGGCACCAGCATGGAGAGTATCCAGAGCGCATACGCCGGCTTCAGCAAGGGCCAGTATAACATGCTGGACAACCTCAAGCTCGGCTATGGTGGCACTAAGGAAGAGATGGAACGCCTCATCAAAGATGCCTCTGAGATGACGGACGTCATGGCAGAGCTGGGCATTGAGGTGAAGGCCGGCGACATGTCCTTCGCCAATATAGCAAATGCTATATCAGTCGTGCAGTCTGATATGGGTGTCATGGGCACCACGTCCAAGGAAGCTGCCACCACCATCGAAGGAAGCACTGCGAGCATGCAGGCGGCATGGCAGAACCTGCTTGCCGGTATGGCGAATGAGAACGCCGACTTCTCCGGTCTGGTCCAGAACTTCATGGACACCCTCATCACTCCGGATGGTCAGGGTGGCGTCATCGGAAATCTGATACCAAGGGTGCAGATCGTGATCGGTGGCATAGCTTCGGCACTCGGAGAGATGCTTCCGGCGCTGGTCAGCGGTATCGCGCCCCTGATCGAGAGTGCCCTGCCTGACCTTTCGGGCTCTCTGAGCAGTGCTTTTGAGTCTCTGGTGACTATGCTCCCGGAGATCCTGAGCCAGCTCACGCCTACTGTGATATCTATTGTGAGCTCCCTCACGGGCACGCTCTTGAAATCCATCCCGCAGGTCATATCTACTGGGATGGAGCTGGCCAGAGGCCTCCTTGACGGTCTCAGCCAGGCGGCCCCTGAGCTTCTGAACATGATCCCGACCGTCCTGGTCGATGGGATCTCGGCCCTGCTCGATAACCTTCCGATGGTGATCGATGCAGGCATCGCTCTCATCAATGCGCTGATAGATGGCATCATGAGCGCCAGCGGTCAGCTTCTGTCCCAGCTCCCCACGCTGATCGGGCAGATGCTGAGCACACTCGGGACGGAGATCCCGAAGCTTCTGAACGCCGGAAAAGATATGCTTCTGAAGCTGGTGGATGGCATCAAGACAGCCATCCCGACACTGCTGCAGATGCTTCCGGGCATCATCGTAGATGTTGCCAACACACTGGCATCTATGCTCCCGAGCATAGTGCAGACCGGGCAGGAGCTCATCGAGGGCCTGATATCAGGCATCACTGAGACCATCCCGGTGCTGATAGATAACCTTCCGATGATCATTGAGACCATCGTCTCGGTGCTAATAGATAACCTGCCTCTGATCATCAGAGCAGGCGTGACGCTCCTGGGGTCGCTGGTAACCGGTATCCTTGACGCGCTTCCGGAGCTGATCGCCATGGTGCCCCAGCTGATCGGCACTATCGTGACAGAGCTGACCAACGCCCTGCCGGAGATCCTTGCCATGGGCGGGGAGATCCTGATCGAGCTGGCCACAGGCCTCTGGAACGAGCTGCCGAGCCTTGTGACGAAGGTAGGCGAGATAGGCAAGAGCATCCTTGACGCACTCGGCACGGGGCTGGGTGCAGTGATAAGCATCGGCGAGAACCTCATCAAGGGCCTTTGGGAAGGTATCCAGAACATGGCCGCATGGATCAAGGAAAAGATCAGCGGCTTCGGTGAGGGCATCCTTGATGACTTGAAGGACTTCTTCGGGATCGCTTCGCCGTCCAAGGTCATGGCCGACATGGTCGGTAAGAATCTGGCGCTGGGCATAGGTCAGGGCTTTGAGGATGAGATGGCAGCAGTCACTGAGCAGATGCAGGCATCGCTCCCGACAAGCTTTGACATGTCGGGCATGTATGGCGCGCCTGCAGCGATGGGCGGCGGTTATGGCTTTGACGAGATGGTCAGCGCCTTTGTGGAGGCTCTGGGCAATGTCAAGGTAGAGATGGATGACGAGCAGATGGGCAAGTTTGTTGACAGCACAGTCAACCAGCTGGTCTATGCATAAGGAGGCCGGGGATGAATATAATCACACTAAACGAAACGAGGAGCACGCTCATCAAGGGCCTGCTCATACAGTCCCTGCCTCCGATAACCAAGCCACAGCAGCGGGTGCTGACTGAGACGATAGACGGCAGGGATGGCGACAGGCTGACCCTGCTGGGCTATGCCGCGTATGATAAGACGGTGCAGATCGGGCTCTGCGGCGACTATGACGTTGACGAGGTGATCCAGTACTTCGTGGACAACATGAGCGGCAAGGTCATCTTCAGCAACGAGCCGGATAAATACTACAGATATACCATCGTCAAGCAGATAGACTTCGAGCGCCTGCTCCGCTTTAAGCAGGCGAAGGTGGTCTTTCATGTGCAGCCCTTTAAGTACTCGGCCACGCCTGACGTCAGGACGATATATGGAGGGCTGGCAACCATCTACAACAACGGCAACACATCAGCCCGGCCGATACTCACCATATATGCTTCTACATCCTTTGATATCTACATCAATAACGTGAAATGCTTTGAGATAGATGCCTCCGGCATCACAAACCACATCACCCTGGATGGGGAAACACTGAACGCCTACGAAGGCGGCGCACTCAAAAACAGATACGTCACCGGAGACCTTAACCGGCTCCGCTTTAATGTTGGCCGGAATGATATAGAGTGCCGATATCAGGGCTCAAGTGTGATATCGCAGATGATTATAGAGCATATATCGAGGTGGTTATAATGACAGAGACAAACTTCAAGATAATAGATAAACAGTACTCAATGTGTGACAAGAATATCACCATGACCATCGGTGATACTCTGGCCTTTGCTGTCGAGATCCTGGACCAGAACGGGGAGCCCTTTGTGGCTGATGCCATGTCCTTTATCTGCAAAAAGACCTATGAGAGTGAGAGCGCTATCTTTAACAAGTCGTTAACAAGCGGGATATCTTACGAGGGTGAGGGCATCTACTCTGTGCATGTGGATCCGGGCGACACGGTAAGCACAAGTATAGCTCCGGGCGTATATCCCTATGCTCTGAGGATGACAGCGGATGATGATGTGTTCACGGTGCTGCAGGGCTATCTGACGCTGGAAGCAAGAGTGGCACCGGTATAAGGAGGGTAAAATGGTAGAAGATACAAGAAAACTGGGCACCGTAAAGGTGCTGATGCTTACCCCTACGGGCGGCGGTAGTGATGTCCATGGCATCCCGTCAGGCGGTACATCTGGACAGGTGCTCACTAAGAGCGGCGATGCGGACTATACAGTAATATGGAGTACGCCGAAAAGTGCCCGAGCCGTTAATTTGTCCGAAGCAAATATCCAGACAGAGGTAGGCACGGCAAAGGTTGTAACTGTTGTATATAGGGGTGATAGTGATGCTACATATACGTCATCAGACCAAAACGTGGCAACTGTAGCTGTGACGGGGCGCGCATCCACCGGAACATCATCCACTGACACCATTACTATCACGCCTGTGGCCAATGGGGATTGCACTATCAAAGTAGCACTTCCCAACGAGGTGGGGCTTGAGCCTGAATACGCTTACATCTCTGTCACAGTCGGAGCGGCATCTGGCGGCTCATCCGTCAAAAAGACCCGCTACACCATCACCGCATCCTCATGGAGTGCATCGGCTAACAGTGACGGGTATTACACTTACACGCAGCCCCTCTCCCCCGCGGTGAAGAGTAGCCCCGATGTGTATGTGGCAGGAAGCACCGACAGCACACAGCCTACAGACGCACAGAGGGCACA